CCCCACGGCGCCCTGTTCGAATGGGGCACGGCGGAGCGGAAAAACGACAAGGGGAAATCGCTGGGGCGGATGCCGGCGGCGAAACAATTTGTCCCGATCATGGTCGCCCACCGGGCCCGGATGTATGCCGAGCTCGGCGAGCTCCTCCGGTCGCACGGCTTCGAGGTCTCGGGGGAATGAGTCGCCGCGGCTGCGCGGTCTGCGGGACCCGCTCGACCCCGGTCTGGTATGCCGTGCTCTATCTGCTCCGCCGGCACCGGCGCACGGCGGAATGTCTGTGCCTTACATGCTGGGCCTGGCTCGGTCGGGTCGGTCCCGGCCTGGCCGGCGCCGGGGTCCGGCTCTACGAATAGGAGGATCGAATCGTGAAAAACTGGAAAACGACCCTAATGGGAATCCTGACCCTCGCGGGGGTCGTCGGCAAGGTCGGCGCCTCGGGCGGGGCGATCAACGTCGAGGATCTCGCCCTAGTGTCGACGGGGATCGGGCTCATCCTGTCGAAGGATCACAACGTTAGCCACACCCAGCCATAACCGGCATGCACGCCGAATGCTTCCGGTACGTCCGGCTCCATCGCAATCGCGAGTGGGCCCGGCTCCTCGAGCCCGGGCGCGCGCCCCTCGTCGTCGAGATCGGCTCCCGCAATATCAACGGATCCGTCCGGGCCCTCTTCCCGCTCGAGGGGACCGAGGTCGCCTATGTCGGGATCGATCTCGTGGGCGGCCCCGGGGTCGACGTGGTCGCGGACGGGGCGACCTGGCGCCCGTCGCGGCCGGCGGCGCTCGTGCTCTGCTGTGAGGTCCTCGAGCACGATCCCGCGGACGCCGAGGCGATCGTTACAAACGCGGTCCGCATGCTCGAGCCCGGCGGGCTCCTCCTCATAACGGCGGCCGCGGACCCCCGCGCGCCCCATGGCGCCCTCGGCGAGGACGTCCCCCCCGAGGAGCAGTACGGCAACGTCGACCCCGGCCGGCTCGCCTCGTGGCTACTCGAGGCCGGCGCCGGCGACTGGGTCGAGCTGCAGGTCGAGCACGATCGGACGGTCGGGGACGTCCGGGCGATCTTCCGGCGGGCGGCGTAATGCTCGAGGGCGAGCAACTCAAGATCCTCCTGGTGCACCCGGGCGCCTCGGTCTCGACGGCGGACGTCGAGGAGGGCCTCCGGGCCGGGCTCGAGGGCCTCGGGGTCAAGGTCTATCGCTACCGCCTCGATCATCGCCTGGCCTTCGAGAAAGCGGCGGCCCGCGGCTGGGCGGCCTATCAACGCCGGCGCGGGCTCCCGGCGGAGGACCCCACGGATCAGGGGATCGTCTACGAGGCCGGGGTCCGGGCCCTCGAGATGGCCCTCCGGCTCAATGTGCACGTCGTGGTGATTGTGGCCGGGCTCCTTGTCCACCCGGACGTCCTCGCCCTTATGCGCCGGGCGGGCCTCTTGGTGACTGTGCTTTTGACCGAGACTCCCTATTCCCCGGTCGGCGAGCGGCGGCTCGCGGGCCTCTCGGAGGGCGTCTGGACCAATGAGCGGACCGCGGTCGAGCGCCTCCGGGAGGTCTGCCCCAACGTGGGATACCTCCCGCACGCCTGGCACCCAGGCCGCCACCGGCCCGAGCCCGAGCTCGCCCCCGAGTACGATGTCGCCTTCGTGGGGACGGCCTGGGCGGACCGGATCGAGCTCCTCGGGGCGGTCAATTGGACCGGGATCAAGCTCGCCCTGTTTGGGAATTGGGAGGCCCTCCCGGGCCGGCACCGGCTCCGCAAGCACCTGGCCGGCCGGCAGATGGCCAACGAGGAGGCGCTCGGGGTCTACCGGCGCGCTCGAATCAATCTGAACTTGCACCGGGGGCGGGAGGGATGGCCAGGGGACGGCCAGGTCGGCGCCGAGGTCTACGCCGAGAGCCTCAACCCGCGGGCCTATGAGCTCGCCGCCCTCGGGGTCTTTTGGATCTCCGATCGCCGGCGGGCCGAGCACGCCGAAATTTTCGGGGAGGCGGTCCCGACCTTCGGGGACGCGCTCGAGCTCGAGGCCCTCATCCGCGGATATCTCGCGGATCCGGGCGCCCGGGCCGAGCTCGCCGATCGGGGCCCGCGCCTGGTCGCCCGGCATTCCTGGCGGGAGCGCGCCCGCCTCGTCCGTAATGATCTAGAATCACTCGTCCACGCGGCCCGCGCGCAAGGTCGGATTATTGCTGAGAAGAGGAGGGTCTAGCTATGGCTCGTCACCACGGGATCCGATCCCGCGTCATGCTCTCGATCACGAACCTGGCCTCCGGCGGAGTCCCGGTCAAGGTCTCACGCTGGAACCTCAGTAAACGGCGGGACCGGGTCGACGTCACCCAAACCGAGGACACCAACAAGCAAGTCGTACAGGGCCTCCCCGATATCTCAGGGGACATCGAGGTTGTGTGGGACGACCTCGACGACAACATTTTCGACGCCGAGGCCTCGACGGTCGGCGGCTTCATGTACATCTATCCCGACTTCATCAACAACCCGACCAAGTACCACTATGGTCCAGTCTGGATCGATGCCCAGATCTCCGGCGCCCGTGATGGGGCGGTGACGGTCGCCTCGAGCTTCGCGGCCTCCGGGACCTGGGGCTACAAAAAGTAAGGGATCGTCGTGATCAGTGGATGGGCCGGAGTGGGCGGGATCGTCCGCTACGGCCCCGTCATAGTGGCCGAGCTCGGCGACTGGCGGCTCGAGGGGACGCCGGCGCTCGGCGGGACCGTGATAGCCCAGGTCACACGGATCGTGGACGAGTTCTATCTCACCTGGCGCCCGTTGGATTGCCAATTGAAACTGGGCCGGCTCGACTGGCGCGCGCCCGTCGTCGAGCTCGACCACCCCCTCGGAGGAGGGGTCACCCTCACGATCGGCCCGCGCCTCCGCTCGGGTCCGGATGAGCCCTGCCCATGACTGACACCCGCTCCCGGTTTATTACTCCGGCCGTCGACCGGCTCCCGCTCTCGGGCGGCGACTGGATCGAGGTCCGGCGGCAACTCTCGGCCGGCGATCAATTTGAAGGCTATGCGATCACGTTTCGGGAGGACGGCTCGAGGGCGTACGAGCTCCTCGGCCTGGCTGAGATCTACGCGCATCTTGTGGCCTGGTCCTTCACCCGGCCAGGGCCCGAGGGCGACCCGATCCCGGTCGAGATCGAGACGGGCGCCAAGAAACTCGCCGCCCTCAAGGCCCTCGATCACGCGAGTTACCTCGAGCTCGATCGCGCGATCATGGCGCACCGGGCGACCTGGTACGTCGAGGACCGAAAAAAAAAGGCTCAGCCCTCCGGCGCGAACGGTTCCGCGCCGAGCTCGTCGCCGTCCACACCCTCGGGATCCCGCTCGAGTCGCTCCGCGCGCTCGAGCCGCACGAGTACGAGTGGGCCTTCGAGCTCACCTTAGAGGACTTGCGGGCGCGGACGGAGGCCTCGAGAGCCTCGAGCGGATCGGATCACTGGATGAGCGGGGAATGGGTAGACTAGGGGCGCCCCTATGCCAACGGCCCGATTTTTAGCGGACTTTACCGCCTTCGATACCGCGGTCGAGCGGTCGACCCTCAAGCTCCGCGAATTCGGGACCGCCCCGGAAAAGGTCGAAAAATCCCTCTCGCGGATGGTCGACAACTTCAGCGGGCGAAAGCTCATCGAGGAGGCGACCCTCGCGGCCGAGGCGGTGAAGCGGATCGAGGAGTCCGGCGCGCTCACCGGGGACGAGCTCCGCAAAGTCTCGACCCTGGCGGCCCAGGCGGCCGAGAAGCTCCGGCTGATGGGGAAGGATGTCCCCGAGTCGCTCTCGACCCTGGCGGCCCGGCTCGACCCGATCCCGCAAAAGCTCAGCCTCATCGAGAAAGCGGGCGCGGCGCTCTCGAGCACGCTCGGCCAGGTCGCCGCCGGGTTCACGCTCGGGGCGATCGTCGACCGGGGGATCTCCGGGCTCTCGACCTTCGCGCGGGAGGCCTTCGCGGCCGGCGATCAAATCTCGGACCTCGCCAAGCAAACGAAGCTCTCGACCGACGAGATCCAACGTATGCAGCACGTGGCCGATCAAACCGGCGCCGAGCTCACGGATTTCACGGGGGCGGCCTTCGAGCTCACCAAGCGGATCGGGATCGGCAAGTCTGGGCTCCGGGAGGCGGTCTCGGATCTGGGTCTCGACCTGGGCACGCTGCGCCAGGCCCAACCCGAGGCCCTCTTCGAAACCATGGTCCGGGCCCTGTCCGGGGTCGAAAGTGCGACCGAGCAGGCCAGGCTCGGGAACGCCCTATTCGGCGACAACTTCAAGGCCCTGGTCCCGGCGATTGAAGAGGGTTACGGCAAAATCGCGGACGCGGCGAGTATTGCCTCCCACGATCAAATCGCGGCCCTGGCGGAGGCCTCGGACGCCTGGTCTCATTTTGTCACCCGGACAAAGACGGCCACGACCTCCTTTCTGGGCGAAACGATCCTGTTTTTCCAGCACGCCACGAAGACGATCGCCCAGAATCCGGCGCTCCTCTTGACGCCCAACGCGCTGATCCCCGAGATCCTGTCGAGCCGGGTCGGCGGGTCCGTCGAGGCCCAGCAGGCGGCCGCGGCGCGGGAGGCGGCGGCGGCGACCGGCGCCCTCAGTAACGTCATGGTCGATTATGTGGGCCGGCTCCGGGACGCCAAGGACGCCGCCGGCGACCTGACGCGGGAGCAACAAGCCCAGATTAAGGCGGCCCTCGAGCTCGGGCGCGGGGTCCAAGATCTCGCCGACGAGTACGGGACCTCCGTCGAGGCGATCCGGCTCTTTGTCGAGCAACTGAAAACCCAAGATCAACTCATGGGCCGGCCGATCATCGATAAGGCCGAGGGGCTCCTCGAGGCGCTCGAGGCGCTCCGGGCCCAGGGCCTCGCGCCGGCCCGGTCCGAATTCGCCGGGATCGTCGATTCGATGATCGCCGCCCAAAAAGTCATGGAGTCTACGGGTCGCGCGGCCGAGGCCATGTATAGCCAAATGGAGGCGGCCCGGCGCCGGTTCTCCGGCCTGACGGCCGAGGGCCTGATCCCGTCCACCCACCTCGGGGTCCCGCTCGCCCAGGCGCCCGGCATTGAGCAGGATTTGCAAATGCAGACGGATCTGCAGAACGCCCACGACGAAGCCAACCGGGTCCTCGCCGAGCAGATCCAGCAACAAAACGAGCTTAGCCAGGCGCTCGACGACACGGCCCAGGCCCACACGGAGGCCAACGAGGCGGCGGTCGAGGGGGCGGACAAAGCGGCCAAGGGCTACGGCCGGCTCACGGGCCAGATTCTCGAGGCCTCGGCGGCCCTCAAGATCATGATCCCGCTCGGGACCTCATGGACCCAAGCGTACAAAGACGCGGGATTTTTCGTGGACGAGGCCGGCGGCGCCATGCGGCCGAGCTACACGCAAACCCGGCAACGGGCGGCGACCTCGAGCGGGGTGGTCGTCTCGGTCAACGCGAGCGGCGCCTTTTTCGATTCGCCCGAGTCAATCGAGCGCCTGGCGGACAAGGTCGGGTCGGCCCTCAACAAACGCACACGGAGCACGATCTAACTATGCCCCTCACGAACCTCTCGATCGTGCTCCGGATCCTTGGGACCCTCACCTCGACGACCGATCTCTCGAGCGCGACGGACGTCCTCAAGCGGAACTATACGCGGACCTTTACCGATGGGACCGCGATCAATCAAGCTCAAATCTGGTGGCACGACCAGCGGACATTGGCGCCCTCGGCGAATGAGAGCCTCGACCTCTCCGGCGCCCTCGCGGGTCTGTTTGGGGCGACCCTCACCCTGAGCGCGATCAAGGCCCTCGTCGTGGTCGCGGCCTCGGGGAACACCAACGCCGTACAGGTCACGCGCCCCGCCAACGGGATCCCGATCTTCCTCGCGTCAGGGGACGGGGTCACGCTCGCCCCCAATGGGATCTTTGCGTGGGTCGACCCGAGCGCGGCGGGCGTCACGGTCACGGGCGGCACGGGTGACCTGATCAACATTGCGAACGCCGGGGCCGGGACCTCGGTCACCTACGATATTTTCGCCCTCGGCGAGGGGACTC